ATCACCTGCATAAACTGATTGTTGTGATTCATCTGTATAATGCCTACCTTTTGTCAAGTTCCAGTTAGACCAATGTGAAGCAACAGTTAAAGTTAAAATTGAATCATTGATATTTTCTTTAATAGCTACATGTCTTATATTTCCTGAAAAATAACTTATCGCACCTACTAAATCTTCATTAACATCAAAGTATGCTATGTATATTTCTACTTTTTTATTATTAAAAGCACCATCTTGAACAAGATTTCTTACTTGGTCTGTAACATTAGAAAAACCTAGATTAACTTCATTAATTTGTAATGAACCAGTTTCTGTAGTTTGGTCAATTTGCAAAAAAGAACCACCTGCTTCATAAGATTCTGAGTTATAAGTTATATTTCTATAAAAATCTGTAAGTCTTATAACAGTAGATAAATTTAATTCTACCAAAAAAGCTGTCTTGGTTTGCTGTGCTGATACTTGTGTTTGTAGTTCAGTAGATAAACTTCTAGGCATTACTCAATAACCTCTCTAACATCAAATGAAATACTGTAAAAACCACTAGCATCTGTCGAATACATTATTTCATCACTTTCAAGATAAACCTTAAAAAGTGGTTTATTAACAGTTACAGCTTCATCATCTGCTAGAGCCGATACTAAGTTAGGTAAGATATTAACAGTAGCAGCACCACCTGATGCAGTTACAGTATCTTGCACCATGTAAACTTTTGAATGACTTGCAAATTGTATTATGTCACCTGCTTTTAAAACATCATTGTCATGTGAAAAACCATCCATAGTTATACTGCTATCACCTGCAGTATGTGCACCATTAACTAGAATATCAGTTTCATTATGGCTAGTACCTTTATTATCTAAGGGTGCTGTAATATCAAAGTTTTCAAAACCGCCTTTTTGCTTTGCTAAAAATGCAAATATTTCTTGTGCTTTTGTTTGTTCTAAAGGTGGCATTTGAACTGTAAAAGAAAAGTATTGTGCACCTATTTGTCTTGCTGATTTTTTGCCTGATAAAGTTTGATTTAATAATATAGGTCTATTGTCCTTAAATTGTAAGGCTCTAAAATTTGGTGTTGTAGGAAAAGTTCCTGCCATTATACTATCCCCATTTTGCCTTGATTATTCATGGCATTGTTTATTATTTGTGTTATTAATCCCTTTCTTGATGCCAGTAATTGGTCAAATCCTGCTGCATCTACTGTTGATATGTTGAAGTTTACTGTAGGTGCTGTAGTCTGACCTGTTTGTTTTAAATCTTGATTAGATACTATCTGACCATTTTGACTTGGTACAAATAATTCTCTACCTGATTCACCAACCATATACGGATTACCAGCTTTAACAAACCCACCCAATGCTTTTTTCTCAGAAAAAATACCACCAAGAAAACCCTCTATTTTTCCTGTAATTGGTTTGATAATAGCTTGTTGTATTGCAATTCTTAGTATTTGTTCTATGACATAATCAGCAAAATCTTTAAATGCAAATTTGCCATTTTTTAATCCGTCAATAATAGAATCTTCAAACTTTTTCATAGTAGAAACTGCTGTTTGTTGTATTGTTTTTTCTACATCTTCTAGTTGTGCTATAAATACTTCTAATGGATTTAAGTTATCTGTCAAACCTGAATTAAGTGATTCAAAAAATTCATCAAATACTGAACCGCCATCTTTTACCTTTTGTATTAATTCTTCTATATAAAGTAAAGCTGGACTTTGTGCTATATCAGTTCCATTAATTTCAGAGTTCATTTCAATAAGAATACTTCTTACTCTAACCATTTCATCATAAAGCTCTTTAGCTCTTTGTGGGAAATTTTCAGGCAATATTGCATCACCTAAATCTTCACGTTTGAATAACTCTATAAGACCTGCATAATATTTTTTTAGTTCTTCAAACTTAGCTCTTGCTTTTTCTTCCTCAGTAAAAATATCACCAAATATTTTTTTACCTATTTTTGATTGTGCAAATTCATTAAATTTTTGTTGTACTGTATCTACAAATTTATCGATAGCTATGATTGCACTTCTTATAGCAGTAAGGACTGATACAGCTATAGTCTTACCCATAGCTTCAAAAGCATTACCTGCATTTTCTGTAGGTGTTATTAATACACCAATATCTTCAGCAATTTTCTGTAAGGCTGGTACAAAAGCTGCTGTAATATTATTAGCTACAGCATTAATCTGTAATTTTATAACCGATACAGTATCGTTAAACTTTTCAACATTTTTTATAGTGTTTCTATCTAAAATAATACCAAGTCTATTAGCTCTATTTATAAACTCATCTAAACCTTCAGCACCTTCTCTAAATATCTCACTAAATTGTATACCTGCTCTACCAAACAAATTAGCTAAAGCTGTAGCTCTTTCTGCTTCAGAACCCAGTTCACCAAGACCATCAGCAACATCAAACAAAATATCTTCAAAAGACCTTAATGTGCCATCAGATTCTTTAATCTCTACACCTAAATCTCTAAATATATCAGCTTGTGTTTTTAGACCTCTACCAGCATCACCTATAGACCTTGCAAATTTTTCAAGTCCTTTTTGTGTTTGCTCTACAGTAGTTCCTGATTCAATAGCGGCTAATTGAAATGCTTGTAAGGTATCAGTTGCAATACCTGTTCTTGATGCTGTTTTACCTAAAGTATCAATGTAATCAAAAGATTTTTTTGTAAATAAAGCTAAACCAACAGCAGCACCAGTTGCAGCTAAACCGACACCTGCAACACCCTTAGCTGCACCAGCAGCAACACCACCAACACCTTTTAATCCTTTTGTAACTTTATCAAAAGCTGCTTTTGTTTTATCTACTGCGGTTAATTCGAACTTTACTTTTTTATTTGCCATTATTTCGTTTCTCTTCTACTAACTCTAAGTAAGCTATCCATCCTTGATATTCTTGGATACTAATTTGTTGCAACTCTTGTAAAGTTTTGCCTAATTTTTCTGCTAATGCATATTGCAGATATAAATTAGTATCCTCTGTTAGTTTTTTTTGACATTCTCAATAGGTTCTTGACCCATTATTTTTTGAGCTATGTCAACTAATATCTCTCTATCTACTTGATTCAATAAGGCATTTTTATCACCTAAATCAAATAGCTTGTCTCCATTTTCGTCTAGTGCCTTATAAATTAATACATAAGCCATCATCGTTAAATCATCCTCTTTACTCATTTTATAAAGTTTAGAGGTTTCAGCTAACGTCAATGGCTTACTATATATTTTTAAAGGTTTATCTTCATCACCCCATTCAGGCACTTCGATTACTCTTACATCTTGCTCTGCAAAATGTTTTTTAGCATTGTCTATTGCTGACATGGTTTTATACTGTTGTTGATGTTAATGCACCAGTACCTTGTACTGAAATACTAGCTTCAACCAATCCATCAAATGATGCACTTCTTGATACACCAGTCACAATAGCTGTTCCTGTATAGTAAGTATCTCCACTATCAGCACCTTCAGGATAAACATTTAATGTTACTTCTGAACCAATAGTTAAAGCACCCTGACCACTTGTATCAGTCTCATCCCAAAATACATCTACGCTTCCTGAGAAAGAAGTCAATGATGATTTAAAAGTTCTTGCAGTATCACCCATTGAAGTATCTTCTAAAGTATCAGCAGTTTCTTCAATAGAATAAGACCTTATTTCAGCTACAGCATTTGAACCGACTTTTACAGTTCCTTCACTTCCTTTATGTGTTGCCATTTTCTACCTCGTCTTTCGACTTTTTCTTAGAAGAAGATTTAACTTTATCTTGCGAATGGACTGCTTCCTCTTTCCAACCCATATTCTTTAGAGACTCAACCTTTGAAGGATGAGCTACTATAGAAACTTTACCATTTGGACTAATTAATTTCATAATTATCTCCTATTATACTGCTACATCAGGATTAGTTTCCTGCACATAGTAGTTAGTTAAAAAGGTTAGAGAAACATACCCTAGAGGTTTCTCACCTTCTGCATTAAATTCTATTTCAGTTGATTCTAAATATGTATCTTTAGCTAAACCATCTAAAGTTCTATCAGCAGCTATTGCTTCTTCAACTTCTTTACTTATTGTATCAATAGTATCATCAAAGTTGCTAGTAGCTTTTGCATATCCTTCTACTACTACAGATAATTCTCTGCTCATAACCCTATCAGTACCTATAACTATAGGCTCAGATGTTTCTGATTTAGTATAAATAACTAAAGCTGGTAGTTTTGTATTTTCTATTGGATATACTCTTGATTCATAAACATTAGAACCAGTAGTTGTTAAACCTGTTAGGGTAGTACCAAAATATTCTCTTATTTGTTGTCTAATATGATTTGCCACTATATTTCCTCTAACATAAGAACAGTAAATCCTGTTCTATCTTTTTGCACATTCACTATTGTATAGTTTTGTGCTGCTTTTAGTATATTACCATTAGTATCTTTGACTGCACTAGCATTAAGTGTATCGCCATAAGATACATTAGGTATATCAACACTTCTACAATAAGCAATAGGTTTTAAGGCTTCTACACCAACACCTAAATCTTGTTCTACATACTCATTATTTAAAATAATCTTTATAGTTGTAGATACACCGCTTCTTGTATAAACAGCAGTAATTCCATGACCAAAATCACTATCTAAATAACCTAGCATATCTTCTTCAGTTTCAAGCATAAATTGTGACATTACTCTTCCTCTAATACTAATGAAACTAAACCTGTATTATCAGGCTCTACTGTTTGTACTGTAAAAAATGTTTGTGGAACTAAAGTATTACCTTTATTAGTAGTTATAGCATTAACTAATAATCTATCACCTTGTGAAATATAGGGTGCATCAGTTGCTTTAATTACTGCTCTTGGTTGAAAACCATCTACTGGTACTGTTCCGCCTTCAATACTAAAATACTCTTGGTCTATTATTATATTAATTGGATATGAATTACCTGAGTCAATATCATACCAAGTATCTATAAGTGTAGTCCTTGAATCCCATAAAGCACTTTGAACTTCAATAAATGTAGCAGTTACGCCATGACCTGTCGTAGCATCAACATAAGAATTAAAGTCTAAAGCACTTTCTAAAGGCATTATTTTTTAGTTCTTTTTTTGATAGGTTTTGCATCAGACTTTTCCAGTCCAACACTTCTATCTACTTTTTTTGCTTTTGGTTTTTCCACATGAGGTGCAGCTTTGCCATAAGCACATAATTCGTGACCAATATCTTCAGGTAATTCTACAACATCACCAGCATGAACTTTTTGTCCTTTAGCTACTGTATCACTTGTAATTAAAAATTTTTTCATATTTAAGTTGGGGGTATTACTACCCCCATTCCATTTCATCATTGATTATTAGTCGCTTGATTTACAGAAAGAAACCGCATGTCTTACAGCTACATCAACAGTTTGTAGAGCAACAATTCTTACTCCACCTGATGTGCTTAGAGCATATGGGTCTACAGTAATATCAAGACCACCATACATACCAATAAGTAAGTCAGCAAAATTACCAAAGTAGAAATCACCTGAAGTTACTTGGTTACTTCTGATTACATTGTAACCATTCATTGAACCATCAGGAGATACTACGAATTGAGCAGTTCCACTAGCTTTCTCAGTAGTTTTTAGTGTTCCATAATCAGCAGGTCTACAGATATAAGATAAAGAACCTGTTAGGGCATTATCATTAGCAACAGCAGATTCCATAGCTACAATCTCAGCCCATGTTGGGTTAGCAGCAGCAAATGTTGTTGTGTTGATACCTGAAGTGTTAGCAATACCAGTAGGTTGCCCACTTGAACCTGAACCAGCTAAAGCACCTAAATCTATAGATGTAGCAATAGCTTGTGTTAAGTCGTCTCTGATTAAGTTTTCAACATCTAATGAAGATTGTTGTAATAATAATCTAGTAGCATCTGTAAATGCACCTACTACTTTAGGTGACATAGTTACTGAACCTGAAGTAAATTCTGATTCAGAAGCAGCACTACCTTCTGTAGCAATCCAACCGCCACTTGCACCAGCAGTTTTCTTAGGAATTACAACATTACCCTGTAATCCTCTTAGCATTGTTGCACCAGCAGCCATTACTGAAGATGAATTTCTTAATACATCGATGAAATCTCCACCTTTGTAATCTTCAGCAATAAGTGTTGAGTCATCAGAAGAGTTAATATCTCTTTTCCAATTTCTTAACACATCAGCAGGTAACATGATACCTTGTGCATCTTTACCATATTCTCTAGCAGCAGCTTCAGAACATTCAAATTCAAATTCTGCTTCTGCTTGAGCTTTTCTATCTGAAGGGTTAGCTAAAGCTCTAATTGCTTTTACTAAGCTAAATCTCTTCACTTCTTCTTTAGTCATGCCGATTTCAGAAGGAGTTTCTAAAGGAGTATTGTTAGAAATATTATCTAGTAATACACCTCTAAATTCTTCTACTGAGATACCATCAGCAATAGCTTTATCAGCTAAATCTCTTTTGTTGTGTCTAACTGCTAAGTCAATTATCTCTTTTGAGTTTCTTTTGAACTCAGCTTTAGCTTCTTCAACAGATTGAGCTTTAACTTCATCGATATTAATTTTATCGTTTTCCATTGTTTTTACCTCAATTTTATTATGTTGTTTATCTTTAGAACGACCAACTCCAACAAGTCTACTTTGGTCAGCAGGAACACTTACAGAACTTACTTCCATAGGTGTCCATTGAGCCTTGTAATAGACTTTATCTTCATTACTCATTCTGTTTAGTTTATCAATTCTGTAACCGACAGAAATATTCATTCTAATCCCATCTTTTACATCTTCAAAAACTTCACGAGCTAAAGCAGATTTACCAAATCTAACTACAGCAGTTGTCCTTTTTGCTGTCTCATCAAGTTTAAATTCTTCTACCACACCAATTTGTTTTTCCATGTCATGGTCTAACAATAATGGTGCTCTTCCTGACCCTATAAACTCCATGTTTATATCGTCAGCAGAATGTCCTAACACTTCCATGCCAAAACTTCTTTCAACTGGTTCTTCAGAAGAAACACCAACTCTAACTCTTCTATTATCCTCGTCTATGTATTCAGATTTAGATAAATCAATAGTTCTATACTTCATTGGCATATCTACTACTTTTCTATCTTCTTCTTCATCATGGTAAGGTCTTTCAGAGTCAGTAGCTTCCATTTCTACTGCTTCACCTTCTTGTTCAACATCCTCATGCTTCTCAAATTCAACAATAACAGTATTGTCTGTTTCAGTAACATTGAGGATATGTCTATTTTCTTTATTTTCCATAGATTTCTCCTCTTTATTCTTTGTGGATAAAGGATGTCCTTCAGGTAGTAGGTCTGTATCATGTTTACCGCTTCTGAATTTACCATTTCTTAAAGCAAATAAGAAACTGTTAATTCTTGCAGCAGCCCATTGTTCAGGACTACTAACTGTTGGTCTGACTGAAGCTGGATTAGTCTTATATGCACCAATCCCTCTTTCATAAACTTTTGATAATGTAGATACATTGGTTCTTTTGCTTTGCACATCACCAACTTCTTCATTATGTTCTTCAACTTTGTTTTTAATCATTTCAAGAGCTTTACCTGATACTGCTCTTTCTTCTTCATTTTTCATTTGTTCTACTAATCTTCTTGACCAAGAAAAACCTGCATCACCACCCCAAAGTGCCCATGCGATTCTTCCATTAGAAGGGTAGCCATCTTCACCAGCATTAAAACCTTCTGCTTCTTTGTCTACTTCATGTCTTGAAAAAAAGCTATACATTCTTTTTACAGTATCGTCTGATAGATTTTCACCAGCTACAATTTGTCTTGCTCTTACAGCACCTACTCTAGTACCGCCACGACCAAATTCTTCTCGCCAGTCTAAACCCTTTTGAGCTTCTACTTTCATACCTTCGTTTGGTCTAGGCATCTTCTTCTTGCTCTCCACCAGCAATATTAGCTTCTACTGGTAATTTCTGACCAAATGGTTGATAAGCCAATTCAATACCATATTGTTTAGCTAGTTCTACTTCTTTTTGATGTTGCTCAAATAGTTCCTCTGTATCTCTACCATAAGCTGCACTAATATCTGAATAGGTAATAGTTCCATTTTGTAATCCTAAAACATTTGATTGCATTTCTTTAAGTGGGTCAATCCAAGCAAAACTTCTTGGTATATAGTTAATTGCATTTGCAAACTTATCAAATTTACTTATTGGTAAGTTTATATATCCTGAAGAAATAGCCATTTCCAACCATGCTTTAAATATAGGGTTTACAAAATGTTCTATAACAAATTGTTGATATAGTTGATACATGCTTCTATCTTCTAAAGCACCTTGTCTTATCGAGGAATAATTTACAGATGTTAAGTCATTTGATAAAGCATGGTAAGAAATGTTCAATCCTGATGCAATACTTCTAAGTACACTTGTTGTAAATGGTTCAAATGCTGATGTTGGGTGTGTTGGGTCAAATGCTTTAAAGTCCATACCTTCAGGTAATTGCTCAAAGACACCAGCTTGTGCGTTCATTGATGGCGAGAAAGTATCCTCATATTCACCATCACCTACATAACCATCACCATCAGGACTTGTAAAGAATCCCATTTTAGATGCACCAACTCTTGCTGCTACTATTTCAGCTTCAAGATAACCATTTAACATTTTTACATTAGCCATAGCAGTTGCAACTAAAGACACACCTCTTGTTTGTTCTGCTCTTGTTGGCATATATGCATGTATTATTTCACTTGCTGGTACTCTTATATGTTGATTATGTGATGCATATGTTCTTTCATATGGGTGTTCTTTATAAAGGTGATATGCAACTGGTTTATCATTCTTATCAACCTCAACACCCATTTTAATTTTGTTACCAGTTGCTTTATAAATATCGTTTTTATTTTCGTCTAAATGGTCTGCTTCTAAAAATTGTAATTGGAAACCAAATGGCGAATCACTATTTTTTACTTTTCTTATTAATACCTCGCCATCCCTTGCTAATGATTCAATAAATATTTTTTGACAATCTAAAAATGACATTCTTTCGTTAGTTGTGCAATTTCCTAACTGACACCATTCTTTCCAAGCTCTTTCAATAAGTATGTTTGCACCTATATCTAATGTGCCATTTTCATTTCTTGCCTTAGAAGATACTCTAATACCATGCTTACCAACAACATTAGATACCATTAGGTTTAAATATCTTGCTATATAGCTATCATTTCTTGCTAATTCTCTAGCTCTATCTCTAAGAACTCTTATATTATCTTTTATTTCTGCATCAGCAGATGTAGATGTAGTTAAAAAGTCTGCAAACAATCTACCTGTAGAAGCACCAGTATAGCTTCTTCTATATGCTTTTCGTTTTTTTTGTTTTGGAGTATCTCCACCAAATATTCTGTTATACCATGCCATTATGCGTTTTTACCAAAATTGACTTTAATAGTATTACCTGAACCTCTGCCATTTTTGATTCTTGCTTGTTTTACTTCTTTTAAGTATTCAGCTTTATATCTTGCTCTAAATGTTAATAAATCATCAATAGACATTCTTGATAATGACCTACCAGCTATAGACATAGATGATTGGTCAATGTTTGCTCTGTTTTCAATAACAGCTTCAATAGCATCTAGCACAATTTTTGCATGACTTCTTACTGAAGTGCTTGTAGTAGCATAATTGTCTTGTATTTCTACAAAACCCTCTGACAATTTGATTCTAGCCGAATCAGATGACCTAGTTATGTAAGAAACCCAATTATAATTTCCTTTTGTATAAGATGTAGTATCAGATACTTCAATTAAATATTCATCATTGGATTCTGTAGCATTTAAAGTAAAGTTAGATGCAGTTGAGCCATCAACTAAGTTGAATTCATAGCTTAATGCATAAGATGCTGTTGGATAATCTGTTGATAAGTTGTCTTTTTTCCAAGCCCAATAGTCTCCTAGCTGTAATTCAGTAGGTACTTCTGTAGGGTAATTAGCTGAATCAAATAAGTTGCTCAAGTATATACCTCATAAAAATTAGATTAATCTAACTTTTACATTATGATTCATAGCCTAAAAGTCAATATTTGCTAGTCAATTATTTCCAATTTGTAGCAAAATTACCTCTATTTATAGATATTTTGCCAGTTTTTTTAGGTTTTTCTATTGGTTTAGTGTCTTGATTGATGATTTTTGCTTCAACAACATCAAAATTAGGATTTAAAATGTAAATAGCAGCAAAGTTATAGACGAGGGTATCTAGTGCTT